CTCTATTCTCCATCTATCAGCAGTATAATATTCTGAAGCTGCTCCAAGACCTGTTACTTGTTGAGCTCTTTGATAGATGCCAAAGTCCCCATTAATTAAAATGTTTCGTCTGCCTAAAGGGGTTGCGGTATTAATTAACTCTGCTGGTACGGTTGTATTTGCCATTAGTCTGCCTCTTCTATGGTTAGTGTTCCTGCGTCAACTTGTTGTTTGACTTCTCTGTAGTGTCTGTTGCCTTCATCTATTGGAATCCACATTTTTGTGCCATTTACCATAGCTTGTATGGTTACATTTTTTGTTCCGTCTGGATTCTTCTGATACTTAGCATCAGTTATCGTCATGTGCTCTCTAAAATCTGTTGTCATAATTAAAAATCCGAATCTGCAAATAAACCTGCTGTGCCTTCTGGATTACCAGAAAAATAAAACCAACTATTACTGTTAAAATTTATTGAAGACACACCTTCGTAAACATTTTGATTAGTACCACCTTGTGACCAAGCAGCACTATTGCCTAAAAAGAAAGTTGGTTTGGCTCTTTTTTCTTGCCTAAAATGCCAAGCTTGCCAAACATTTCCATCGCTATTTAGTGATGAACCCCAAATAGCATTATAGCCATCATCACTTGATTTAAGAACCTCTAGATATCTTTCGCAATGTGCTAATTCAACTTGCCTTGACCTGTACTCAAAAGGCGTTGGATTTCCTGCTTCTACTTGTAAGCCTGTAATCCTCAAATTGTTTGATGTGCTGTCAGCAAAATTAGCTTGATTTACTGCTCTGTTTGCAGCCACATTTGCCCAAGTGTCAGCAACATGGCTACCAGAGGTAAAAGATGATCCTGCTGCTAACCATAAATTAACATTAAATTGATTATCACTTGAATCATCAAATTGATTACCGCCTGTGTCGCCAGAAAAAGTTAAAGTCTTATGTTCCCAAGTATTAGCTGAGTTAATTGTAAATTGTTGAACATTGAAATCGCTACCAGAATGTTTTGCATTATATAGTTCTAAGTTGTATGTGCCTGTTTTATTAGAATAAATCCAAAATTGTACACTTACATCTTCAGCTTCACTTGTGCCAAATTTTAGACCAATACAATTATTACCCTCAAATTTTGCTAACTGTAAAATTGCATAAGCACTAGAGGCTGGACTTGTATTAGCTGTTGTGCAATTAATTCTATGAGCCTGTCTAAATCCATTGACAGCTACATCATTATCTTTGTACATACTGTAAACTCCAAAAGCACTAGAAGCTAAATTAAAACCATCGCAGCCACCTTTACCATTTTGACTTGTTGTAAGACCACCTCTTTGGTCAATCGTACAGTCTCCATTGCGATTCATTCTCCTGCCAAAAGCAGGATAACCAACCATACTTGTATCTACTTTAGTTAATGCCATTAGGGAGTTTCCTCTGCATCTCTAGCTGTTCTGTCTTTGTAGTCCTCTCTGCTTGTGACAAGGGTTACAAAGTCAGCTTTATTACTCGGAATAGAATCTGTAAAAGATTCATCGTTCATAAGTTTAGTAGTCCACTCAGACTGCATACGCTTCCAACAGTTATTTATTTTTCCTGTCATAGCTTTTTGAGCCCAATCATCTATATCCAACAAATCGTTTTTTAAAACGAGTTGGTCGGTATCGTCTATTTCTATTGTTATTGTTAGTTTTGCCATAATTAATTTTACCTCGTTTTCTAACTTAGTAGTTGAATACAAAAATTTGAATTTGAATCTATATCCATTTGTGCCGTGCCACCGCTTTGATAAATTCTAATATAAGCAGTATCACTAGCATCCATATCGGCTACACATGTAAATCCCATAGTCACATAAGCAGGAGCAGCGTTAAAATGTTGAGAACCGTTACCCATCAAATCACCCCACCTGTTACCGTTACTTGTAACCAAATAAAGATAATAATAAGTAAAGTCTGTAGGAACGCTTTCCATTCTGATATTAGTTGAAACTAAATATTTGCCTGTAACAGGAGCAGTAAAAGTATAGGTGCTTGTATCAAAGTCGCTATTTACATCAAAAACTTCTGAGTTAAATTCTACTGTTTGATTTGTATTAATAGGTATATTATGTTGAACGCTGCCTCTTTGTACATGAACTGATGGTTGCTTAGGTTTGGTTACATGACCTGCCGAGTCAATACGCATTCTTTCAGAATTACTTGTGCCAAATAATAAAGATCCTGCTTCTCTATTCCAAAGATATCCTGTTGTGCCACTAACAAGAAGGTCTAAACCATCAGTAGCACTATTACCTGTTATGCTATCTGATACTTTTATAATTGAACTTTGTGTACTGGAATGGACATTGAGCTCTCCTGAAGGACTCGTAGTTCCTATTCCAACGCTTGCTCCATCAATAATCATGCGTTCAGTTCCGCCAGTATCAAACCTTATTTTGTCCTCGTCAGAACTTTCTTCGACCATTACTTTAGTATCGCCATCAGCGTCTGATAACTGTATGGCAGAGTTTATTTGCCCGACAGCGATTGACATAACTTCAACAGATACACCGTTTGCTGGGGCCTCAGTTAGCGTCAAAGTTGTACCGCTAACGCTATAAGTCGCTTTTTCCTGATAGACTCCACCGACATACACTTGTGTATTGTTTTCGTTAGCTGGAGCTGCTGCTAAAGTAAAAGCAGTAGTCGAACCATTACCTGTAAACTCATCTATTAAAACACTGGAAGCCGCAGCGCTAATATCTAAAACTGTATGCGTAATAGCTTCTACTGCTGTTCCTGTTGGTGGAGCCGTAGAAAAAGTTAGTGTCTGGCCTGAAATACTGTAAGTGCTTTTGTTTTGATAAGTACCGTCTATGTAAACTTGTACGTTGTTTTCGCTCACAGGAGTTACTCCTAAATCTAAAGTAGTATCACTGTTATCTCCTGTCATGGTTGCAATAACCATGTTTGCTCCTTGTAAATTACTTAGAGCAGAATATATTGTTACCTCCCTACCAGAGGCTGGAGCTGTACTTAGCGTAACAGTCGTGCCCGAAACGCTATAAGAATTATGTGCTTGGAATACCCCGTCTATAAAAACTAATAATTGTTTCTCATCTTGTACTGCATTTGAAATAGTAAAAGCAGTCGTAGAAGCATTTGCAGTCGTATAAGTATTAGTTACAAGAAAATCTGAACCATCTGCTAGATCACCCCAAGCATTTGTATAACCCTCAAACTTACCCGTTGTTGAGTTATATCTTAAATAACCTGCTTCTGGAGATCCGGGTCTCTGTGCAGTCGTACCTACAGGGACGTGTAAAGAATCTGTTTGTGAGCCTAAATCAAGAGATACCTCAGGAGTTGAGTCACCAAAACCCATTTTATTACTTGATAAAGTAATATCATTACCAGAGAGGTTGAAAGTATCAACCATCCCTGCTGTCAATCTAAGTTCTACTTTATCGCCTGAACTAAAAGCTCTAGCAGTAGTTCCCTCTTGAGCTCTAACTACAGTTAAATTTTGATTACCTGCATTACCAGATGAAAAAGTAACTTTTACTATTTCATTATTGGTATCGTCATCAAGAGTAACAAAGAAAAAATTATCGGTTGCAGGGTCTGTTGGATCGGCAACAGGAAATACACTACCCTCCGTCACCGGAATGGTAGTCGTAGAATTATTTACCCCACTAGATAGCGTGGTTTTGGCATTGTTCTTAAACGCAAGGCCCGTCACAGTTAAGTCCTCCTATTAGCTGACTGTAACTGTCCAGGTAATTGTCATAGAGTCAGATGAACCTTTGTTAACTACAGAAAATTCTGTACGGCAAAGTAAAGTACCGCTAGAAGAAGCGTTCAAAATACCTGCTTCTGTAACTGCCCCAGTACCCGTGCCAGCTGCAAAAGTAGCCACGTAAGTTACTACAGCACCAGATACAGTGGTACTTGTAAGAGCAACTCTTCCAAGTTCAGTTTCTAATGCAGTATCGCCAGCTGCAGGGTTGGTAGTACCAGAACCAATAGCCATGTGCGACATAGCAGTCGCTGTGGCATCTTTCATTCTAGAGGCTACATAACCTTTTCCAGCAGTAACAACAAGGTTATCAACTTCTTGTACGACTTCATCGTTAAGGGCAATTGATAACTTACCTTTTAGTTTTAACCCATCATTTATCATGTGTTAGCTCCGTTAATTTAATACACTAGTGTTAAGCGCTGCAGTATTAAGTACACTAGAAGCTCCAGATACAAATGTAATACTCAGCGATTCGGATATTGTAGCACTATCTGAAAGAGATTTGCTAAAAGTTAAAGATTGAATAGCCTCACTTAAATTAGGGGTGTCCGTAATCACCTGTCCCGGATTAACAAAAGGCGTATCTGACATGGTTATACTGTCCGCAAACGCTGTAGCAAAAGCCAATGCAGCCGATTCCGATATGCTTGGGGCATCACTAGGAAAGGGTTGAGTGGTTACAACTACTTGAGTACCGTTTACACCATCAGTTCCGTCATCAACTGTAAGCACGTTACCTTTAACAATATTTATATCTGTTCGTAAATCATCACTAGCGCTAGCAGTATCATCTAAGGTGTAAGCATCTGCTAAAACGGTTGCATAACTGAAAACTAGGGCTTCTGTAACACTAAAGTCTCCTGCTGCACTTATATTAGCCGCTCCTCCCATGCCTGAGTGAATACTACAGTAGTAATACAGTGCACTAGGCGTAGATCCGGTCACTTGTATACGTGTGTACGCACCTGAAGATCCTGGGGATCCGTTTGTAGTAACATTAGTGGTGTATTCGCTACCACCACTGTGCGTACCATTGGATGTAGTAGAAAGACGTAAGGGGTGTCCTGAGTTACTAGAATCAGCCTGATCGAAGGTGTACGTGGCGCCTACCTTCAGTTGTACAGTGGCTTGTTGAGTGCCATCTATAAAGTATTTATTACCGCTACCTGTGCTGACTACTGTTACTACAAAGGTTTGGTCAGAGGCAGTAGAATCATCCACAGCTTTACCTATGGCTTTTACTTCGCTTTCAGACAAGGTAGAGCTATCTGATTGCCCTGTTTCAAAGCCTAATGCTGGTGCATCGCTTATTGTTGCCGTTTCTGCTTGCGCACTAGAAAAACTTAATACAGGGCTCTCGCTAACTGTAGCACTATCAGCTTGAGCACTTGAAAAAGATAATACTGAGGACTCACTTACAGTTGCACTATCAGCTTGTGATGTAGAAAAAGCCAACGCTGCGGACTCACTTACAGTTGGTGTATCCGTAAACGCTCGTACGTAAGTAACAACTCTAGCTAAAGATTCAGAAATAGTAGGCGTATCAGACAGTCCTTTGCCTACGGTCAATACGGCTTCTTCACTAACGCTAGTTGTATCGCTTGCTGCTTTAGAGAAACTAACAACAGGAGTATCGGTAAGCGAGATTATAATTGCGTTTGGATGCCCTGAAGTAAAGAACAAGTCTTTAGAATCAGCGTCTAAGAATACGTTAGCAGCTGCTAAATTAACAAAAGTTAAGTCTTGCTCTAAGCCAACAAAGCTTAGATCGGTTTTTATGTTTTGAAAACTAGTTACCGGCTCTAACGAGTCGGTATCTATAATAATTCTTAGATCAGTATGATCTACTGTAAATTTGAACGCCATTAATCAAAATCATCTCTTACTTTGAATTTGACTAAATCTTGTACGGTCTGTATTCCACCACCGCTTGTAGTGTGTTCTATTTCACCTTCAAATGTGCCTGAAGTTGTCCAAGTACCACTTGGAAAAGCCACGGCAACCTGTCCGGTTGATGCACCTGTAACCGTAGCAGAAGCATCTGTAATTGAAGCAGTTATTGTAGATAAAACAGTAGTTTTGCCTACCTCACGTATTCTTAACTTAACAGTTGCACCCGATAAAGAAACGGGTGCCCATGTAGTACTATCATCTGGATCTAAAGTTTTACCACTAGCCGCAGAGTTACTGTCTTTCAACGTAAAGTTAAGTTGAGGTAAAGTGTCCCCAACCACTAGTTTTATTGTATTCGAATATGCCATAGTTACCTCATTATATAGTATTTATTAGTCATAACCAGCAGCTCCAAAATACGGCACATAATCCCATACATTACCCCTACCTTCTATAATATCTATAACTCTTTCAGGAGTAGGGCCAAGTAAAGGTGTAAAGAAAGTATCTCCATACAAATCAGCTTCCATTGCAGGTATAAGTAATCCATATCTACCAGTAACACCCGACCTGTCTACAATATCAAACATGTAAGTAGGCCAAGTCATATCATCAGATCTAAATACTTTTGGATTCCCTCCTTGTAACACGTATTTTAAAAGCTCTCTTAATTCTAACCCTAACATTGCTAAAGGTAGCATTGTAGCTAACATAATAAGTAAAGGAGTCATGGCTCCTATAGTGCCAGTATACTTAGCTTCTCTTTTCATGTTGTTATATACATTTTCTCCAAAAACTTTTCCAAATGAATAATAAAAAGGTTTAAGTTGTGCTAACAAAGCGAAAAAAGGATTGTTCATCCAAATAGTCCTCTGGGCTGCGTTAGGTTTTAACATCATTTCTCCAACCAACATGTTAATTGCATCTCTAAATTTAACAGTAGTAGCATCTGTTCTAAATGCTTTATCGTACTCTACAAAACTTTTAGGCGCTCCTTGAAAAAATCCAATTTTGTCCATCGCATATTTAGCTTCTCTAGCAGTCAATCCAATATTATCTAAACGTTCTATAGACTTTTTGTCGCCGGCTAGAGCTCTTTTAGTATCAGCTTCTATTGCATACAACGCTACCAACCCTGCATTTCTATTCAAATGGTTCATCATCTTTGTAATAAAAATACTCTTAAAGAATAATTTAGAATATCTAGCAGTAGTATCAGTCATCCATCCTAAATCTCCTGCGTAGATACTTGCTTCAATTGCTTGGCTAATCCCCATTTGCCCAACAGCTCTCATCATGTTGTTAACTTCATCTTTGTTTCTAAGGTTTCTTATAATAGCTTTTGTGGTTAATCCAAACCCTTCTAAATTACCTCGTTGTATTATTGGTCCAACAAATTCTGGAAGAGTAGATAAAGAACTGAAAGTAAGAAAAGTAACTTGATTAAGTAAAGCAGCACCAGCTTGGAAATTTCTAAGTACAGGCATATTGTTTATATTCATTCCCGCTTTTCCTAGTATCGCACTCAAAGCATATGTAGCTTCAATAGGATCAGGCACTTTCGGGTTAAGCCAAGCCTCTGCTGTCGCAGCTCTCCAACCTCGCATATCGTATTTGTCTTCATCAAATTTTAATTTTTCTTCTGCAGGTAATCCTTCATTATTATTTTTTAAACGCTCTCTTTGTTCTGCACGCGTTTCCATGTCTGCAAAAGTTTGTAAAAAATCTGTTTTTACTTCTTGAGTTTTAGAAGTAAAAGTTTTTTGGCTAACTAGGCCACGCGCTCTTTCTATTTCTTTATCAGTTAAAAGATGTCGTACTTTTTCATTAAAAACAATTTTGTTAGTAATACTTCTTAGGGCAAAAATTTGCGAGTCTACAATATCAGTTAACAACTCATTTTCTAGCAATCTATGAGTAGGTATATTTTTCAATACCCTTTGTCTACTAGGCGACATACCGACTGCTACTGAAGAAACCATAGGGTTTATTTCAACTTCTTCCTTAGCTAAATAAGCCCCTGTTTCTCTATTTTGAATCATCTCATCAACAGTTTTTGTCGCCTCACTTTTATTAATATTGTTGTTATATTGCATAACTAAAGCAATAAGACTGTTACGATGAAAAGAAGAGTTACTTAACTTATCAATGTCATAGTTCCTACTTAAGTCAAAATTATCCATGGTAGACAATTGAGCTTCTTGCATGTCAAGTTTCACTCTCCTAAAAATAGGCCATAAAGCTAAAGTTGTCAGCCTTGCTTTCCTTACCCCATTTCCAGCATTAGGCAACCCGGAACGATATTCAGGGTCTTCTAATTGTTTTTGTAGCTCTACCTCTCCTAAAGCGTCCATGTCTTCAGAATAATGAGTAAAAGCTTTTTTAAGCTGTCTTCTACCTTTAGGACTAATCTCGTTATCATCGAAATTAATTCCAAATTTTTTATCGCCTAAAGGAATGTTAAGTGCTTGTATTAAAGGTTCAAATAAATTGTTTAAAACCCTGTTAAACTTTTGATCTTTTTCTTGAATAAAACCGAGCCCTTGTCCTTTTTGTTGAGTTTCTTTATACACAGCATCAATGAAAGCCTGAGTAAAACCCACTGTTTGCAAATATCTAATATTTGAACCAAATACTTTTTTAAGTAGTCTGTTAAATTCTTTTATTATTTGATTACTAGATAAAGAGCTATTAAAAATTTTATCCACTTTAGTTTGTATCTCTTCTCCAGACATATCTCTAATAATTGGATCTTGGTTTTTTAAATCTTCAAAAATCTCAAAAGTAGCTTGCCTTCCGCTACCTCTATCTTTGTAAGTACCAGCAAAATCTTCAGCTACAGACACAATTAAATTATTTATATTGTCAGTAGTTGGTTTTGTTGTTCGTCTTAAAATATTCCTAATAAATTTCATTTTAGATTCGTTAGAATATCTTTTCATTCTTCTAACTAAACCAGCTACATAAGCTTTTTCTCGTGCAGATACTGTTGCAACTTTAGGCGCTTGTTTAAGAACCACACTAGCTACGTTATCAGCAATTTTTTCTTCAAAGCCATATTTTTCTTTGTACTGTTTAGGAGCGTCTTCTTTATCTCTTTCTTGTTTAAACTCATCAAGTAAAGCTTTTCCAAAAGAAGTGTCAGGAGTAATTCTAGTTTCATGGTATTCATGGAAAAAAGAATGTCCAAAAGAATGGAATAATCCAGCTAATACCACACCCTCTACCTCAGAAAGTTCTACTGAAGCTGTGCTTTTTGGATCTCTAGCTAAAGCTTCATTTAATTGAGAAGTATATTTTTGAGGGTTTTTTAAAACAATAATATCTAAACCTTTATACAACAGCATAGTTTCTGGTCTAAATAAATCGTCTCTGAATGATTTTTCCTCTCCCTCTCTAACACCGTTAATTAACTCATCTACTTTTACATTTAGATGCGGGTCGTCAAAGATAATAGGTTTGTCTTCGAACATTACATAGATTCTTCTATTACCTAACCCTAGTGTTTGCACTGCTACATTACTTAATATATTAATAGGGTCTACAAGTTGCCCTACTTTACTTAAGTTAAACCCTTGGTTCTGGGCTATCTCTGTTCTTAAGTTATATAAATCGGTAGCGTCTGGAAAAGCGGTTTTTGCATTTCTTTTCAATCTATTTAAAAGATTTACTTCGTCAGCTTCTAAATTATTTTTTCGTAACAGATCTAATATTTGTCTAGAAATACCTTGACCATCTACATTACTAATATCTTTATATTGAGAACTAACTCTGTCTTCTACAAAAACGCCAGGGCCATCTGAAACTCCTACTCTACCTACAACTCGTTCACCGTTTATTTGTTGTAAAGTTATTTTAGGGTTGTAAGTAGATGCAGTTTTTTCTCTTATAAAGTCAAACTCCTGCATTTCTTCATCGCCGAACGCACCGCGCACATCATCATTAAAATTATCTAGCTTACCCTCTTCATCCCCAAATAAGTCACTAATGTTCATGACCTCTTGTGCATAATCTTCTTGGATTAAAAATTTATTTTGCCTAGCTATTGACTCAAGTATCTCTAGTTTTTCTTCTAAACTAGGGAAAAAATAAAGCCCTGGATTCTTAATAGCTGCTTCTACATATTCTTGTTTAGCTTGTCTGTAGTCAGAAGTACGCCTGTCGAGCTGTGTAAGATTAGCTACAGTTCGTAACGCATCGTCCAATATTTTTTCGTAATCTACGGTTTTACTTAAAGCAGGAGCTGCCTCACCAGATCCAGCAATGTTTAGTCTTTTTATTTTATTATCAGTTAAAAACTGAATTATTTCTTGCTCTGATTTAGGATTGAGCAATACTGGAATATTAACCCTATCTGCTATTCTTTTAGTTAAAGCAGTTCCAGGACTTAATCCACCATCAGGGCCAACATCAGAAAATAAAATAACTCCATCCGAACTTTTTACTACAAGCTCTGTTCTTTCTTTGTAGCCGAGCTTTAATACCACTGCGCGGCTTGTTGGATTAATGTTTGTTTTTAATGTGGTGTTTAAAAATTCTACTTCTTCTTGTAAAGACTTAAACTCTTCTGTGCCAACTAATTCAGGGAACAACATTTTAATTTCTTTAGCCTGTGTTCTTGGTACACTTATTTTCTTTTTACCTCTACCTTTGGTAGTACCAGCGAATACACCGTATAAAGGTATATTATGTTTTAAAGCTAATTTAGCCCCAGCCGCATCAACTCCAATCTGCATACCGCTAGTAATTTGTATATCTTTCTGTAAATCATTTAAATTTAAACGCTCACTAATAGCACGGTCTCCCGCTTTTAAATTATTTTGTTGTAAAAAAGCAGAAGTTACCGCTAGGTCAAGCTCTTCTAACGTATAATCAGGGTCAGGAATTCCTTCTTTGTAGTAGTCGCTGTTTATATCTTCTAATTGAGGGTCTGTAATTTTTCTTTGTAAACCGACTATTTGTTTAACTAAATTAAGTTTTCTTAGTTTTTGTCTTTTTCTGTAATAAGGAGTTTGATTAAAGTTTTCAACTAATTCTTTTGCCGACTTAAATGATTTACTCGCGCTATCATAATATATAGGCAAATTAAGTAAATCGAACTGTGTTTTTCCTACCCCTTTCTTTCTCATAAATTCTACCGAACCTACTTCGCTTAATTCTTTTATAATCTTAGGTAAAGAAAGTTTTTTTAAAATTGGAGCGTTAAAAGTATGAAGATTTTTATGATTATTAAGGACCGTAGGCTCAAGAGCAAAAAGATCTTTTCCCAATTCTTGTGCTATGCTTTTTATAGGGATTGTTTGGTAAGCAAAACCATCGGGAGTTAGCGTTTTATATTGAAAAAGAATTTCAGCTTCTTTGTCATTTTGATCTTTAAAACTAGTTAAGTATTTTTGTTCTAATAAAGTAGCAAAGCCCATGGCTACTCTATAAGTGTATGGTATTGTTTCTTTTTCTATGCTGTCTAATTTAGAATCAAAAATTGCAGTTCCTGCAGATAAAACATCATTAAAAGATAAAACTTGGTCTACCTCTTGTCCGTTTGTATAAGTTCTTTTTACCCAACTAAACTGCATAGCATTCTTACCTGGAGTTTTATAATAACTTCCATAAAGAACTTGATTGTTTAAAAAAGCTTTTTCAGTAGCAGTGCTCATAGCAGTTTGCACAGCTTTCTCTGGGGTCATACCTGAGAACTTATCGTTATACAATTCAGGTAAAGACTCTGCAGTTCTTTCTTTCAAAATAACTTGGTAGTTATCTTCTATCTTTAAACCTAACGCATCACTATTAGTTCTTACAAAAGCTAAAAGTTCTTTTGCTGTAGAAGCACCAAAACGTTGTTCTAATACAATAGTAGGTATAGTTTTTTGTCTTGCTCCTTGTTCTTTTGGTTTTTTAAACAAGCTTTTTAAATTGCTTATGTAGTCTTGTGCTTTAACTAAGTCAAACTCGTCAGAACTCATAATAAAATTAGGTCCGACTGTCGCATCAGGAGAAGCTAACCCAACTAAATTAGCTAAAGAAATAGAATCTTTTTTAAATATGTTATCGACAGTAGGTATAATTACAGCACTAGTAGCTATACGAAAAACAGAATTTGGATCTGCCTCGGAAGCTCGAATATAATTTTTTAAAATAGCAGCATTTGCTTTGTTTATCTCAGGATCTACTAAAGAAAACTCAGCCCCATCAATATAGTCAGCTAATACCGAACTTACAGAAGGCCCGCTGTTTAATCCAAATTGTCTTAAAGGAATACCGTCTACTTCCGCTCGTTGTAAAATACTTTCTCTTGCTAATTGTTTAGCTTCATCGGGTGTTAGATCTGAAGATTTCATTGCTAACTCCAAAGCCTCTTTTTGCATTGCCGACCTAATTTTTTCTTTAGCGTCCTCCCCTAAAACAAAACCATTATCGTCACTTATAACTCTGTCTTCCAATTGATCTAGTAAAATGTCCACTTCACGTAAGAAGCCTACAGCTGAACCCTGTAGTAGATTTTCACGCCTTTGCTTGCCTACCCCTAAATCTTGCAATAATAAACTTTCTACTGTTAATTGACTTACTTCTTTAGGCCCAGCAAGACTACCTTTTGAAAGTATGTCTGATCTTTTAGCTTCTAGCTCTTGTCTTCGTTTGTCTAACTCAATTAATCTGTTTTGTAATTTAGTTTTAAAAGCATAATATTCAGTAGCTTCTACGTTTAGAGAGTTATTAAGTCTAATTATTTTTTTAGCTTCTTCTGCAGTCTTTGCGTCTTTTATTGCTGCGTTTATTTTTCTTAGAGTTGTATTATCTCTAGAAGTTAAATTCTCAAATAAATCTTGTTTCTTATCAACTTCTTGATTTAAAACAATTATGGCTTCGTTAACTTCTGATAACTCTCCTGAAGTATCGTCAATAAAAATATCAGTATTGTTTAACTCAGCTCTTACTAAAAAGCTTTGGGCTTTTGCTCTTAACGTTCTTAATGTTGTTGCATCTTTTTCGTTTAACTTTTCATAAGTAGCAGAATCTACTGGTTTAAAAGCGTCTTGTTGTCTACCAGATACTAGAGTAGTTTGTCCAATATTAGGCACATTTGTTATGTCCTCTGGTCTAATACCAAGACTTATAAATTCAGTAGCTTCAGTTTCAGATATTCCAGCATCAATAAAAGCCTGTTTTAGTTCCTGTTCAATGTCAGAGGTAGTTAAATCTTCTTCCTCTGCCATATCCCTAATAATAGGGTTCTCTGTAGGTTCAACATTGTTTAATCCTGCATCAGTTAAGTTACGTTGTCTTGAAGCTTCGACCGCTTCGATCCTTTGTTGTTTTTCTTCAGCTGATAGATTAGGGTCAGCATTAATGTTAGCTATAAACCTATCGTGCGCTAAATTAATATAAAGTGCCGCTGCTGCGTCTCCCATATTCTTTTGTATAGTAGTTACATCAGCTTCACCATCTCTAGTAAACATTTGTTTTTTGGACCCTACATCTCTATCTACTTTGCCTTCAATTAATTTTTTATCTTCTGCAGATACAGTCTCTTCATCTCTTATATTAGCTTCAACTCTGTCTTCTGCTACTTCTTCAATAGACTTTATAACAACTTGTCTTTTCTTTTTAGTGCTTCTTAGGTTTTGTAGCTCTGCTAGGTCACTAGAAAAATCTTCATTGTTTGCCATCTTTTCAAGCACTGCTTCTTCTAAAGCATCTATGCTTTGAGGTTGTTCTGTCTCAGGCAAAGGTAAGTCTAACTGAGTAGGCTCAACTTCAGGTTCAACGTCAAGAATTTGATCTTTCATGACACTGTATTTTTCTTCTGGTTTATATTGTTCATCTGCTTTTATAACTACCTCTTGAACTTGTTCAGGAGGAGTAGTTTGTTCCCAAACGACTTTGTCGTTTTCTAATAATTGAACAACTACTTCATTCCCAGTAGAAGAATCTGGAGTAGCAACAAAATCTAAAATATCAGTCAATACATCCCTAACAGAAACATCTTGAAACCTTTGGTTGTTGTAATAAGTATTTAAGTTTGGATTAACAGAAAGTAAAATACCGTTCCCATCTTTATCAATAGATAAATGTATCTCTGGGACATTACTTTCATCTTTACCTTGGCTTTCATAAGCTTCAAGTAAAAACTCCTGTAAAGCAGTTCTATTGATAGTGGTGCCATCTTCATCAAGTAATCCGTTAGCTCTTAGAGCATCTATAGGAATCCAAACAGCTTCTCTTTTGTAATCAGGGTCTACCATACTGTTTAGCTGTGCAAAAATGTCTTCTTTAGCTTCAGGTAAACCTAAATCTTGAAGATTTGCATACGTCTCGTCTTGTATGCTTTGCCATTCTAAATCTGCTTTTTTCTGAATAATAAAATCCCTAGCTTGTCTAAATACAGACGCACTAACTCCACCAAGAACACCACGAGCTCCACCAGCGGCTGCCCCATCAAAAAAAGCTTGCGACCTACGTAACTTAGCTTCAGCCCCTTGTATATCAAAAGTAGGATTATTAAGCTGAGCTTGAGACATAATCAACTCTTCTTGTAAGAGTTCAGTAGAACCTTCGCTAAGTTTACTAGCCAAAGTGACCCTACCTATGTCTCTCATCAACTCTAAAGCTGATCTTTTTTCATATTTTCTTAAATAGTTTTGACCTAACCTACCAATAGAATCAAGTCCTTTTGCCCTAGCTAAATTAGCTAAATTAAGAGCCAACACGTCTCTTTTACTTAATTTTTCACCACGTGCTGCACGTGCCCTGGCCTTGTTTAACCTAGTAGTACCAGCAGCTAATTTAAATAGAGAGCCAAAAAATACTGCTTCTCCTAATACTTCTATACCTGCAGCAGGAACTCCTACAAGCAAAGCCATCGCAGCTTCATCGCCAGTCAATTCCATACCAGCTTCTTGGTATTCTCTTAAAATCTCTGGGGCAATCATTGTCTCAGCAGCAGCGAAAGCACCTAACGCTCCTCCTATTTTTGCGTCTCTTAGATACTTTCTAGAGACGTCCATAACTACTTTTTCTTCTGGTGTTAAATTATCAATACCTTTATTACGTAGAGTTTTAAACCAAAGTTCTTCAAAAGCATTAGCGCCTACAGCAGCCTCTGCTCCTTCGTCTACAGTGCCTGGTAATAAAGCTACAGGTTCTAACCTTCTGTTATTCCTTAAGTTACCTATTTTTCGAGTGGTTTTGGTTAAAGTGTCTTTTAATGCCGCTCTACCAGCACTAGTAAAAGCAGTTCTACCTGCAGTGGCAATTAAACCCCCTGCGAGTGCTTCTCCAACAGTTAAAGCAGCGGGATAAGCAAACTGTCCACCAGCACGTAAAATTTGATTAAACGCCCCACCTAAAGTTGGTTCTTCTAAGAAATTTTCAAAAGGTTCTAAAGGCGCAAGAGCTGCTTGAATATATTCATCGTGCTGTTGCATACGATTAAGATTTATTTGTGCAGCATCTTTGTCTCCCGCTATTAAGTTACCAATTGCAGCTAACCCATCAAAAGATCCTTTGACTTGTTCTGCACCTGCAAGCACTCCTCTTCGTAAGTACTCCCTGCTACCGAAAACCATTTCAGTATCATTTCTAGGGCTTTGAGGATCTGTAAGACCAATAAAACGACTAGCCTCTACAGCTTGCCGTTGTCTTTCTGCTTCTACTTTAAATTTACCTGGTCTTTGTTCAGGGTCTTGGCTATCTCGTAGAAGTATTTTTTCAAGTTCATTGGCCATTAGTATAGGAAACTTTGTTGTTCAAATTTAGACATAAGTGTTCTAGGATCTGTACCAGGGGCCACTCCTGCTTCTTTTAACTCGCGTAAAGCTTGTTCAAGATCTTGTCGAGTTATAGTTCCCCCAACAGGCTCACCGCTAAGTGTTTCTAATTGAAATGATTCTACAGGGGGTTGACCTAGTTTACGCACACCTCTTCTGTCAAACAAATCTTTGTACTTAGGAGTCTGACCACGTGCATAATTAGCTTTTATTCTTATTTGAGTAGGATTAAGAGGGTCAAAAGCTGAATCTTCGCCTGGTTGCCCCCCACTTCCAAACCACTCTGCCCATGTTGGACTATTAGCTAGTTTTGAGATAAGGCCCAGAAATTTTACGTTTAGTTGGTGTAAAATATGTCCAAGAGGTTTAAACCTAGGATTTAGTTCACCAGTGGCAGGGTCAGCAGAACTTAGAATATCATATACTACAGGGTTGGAATAAATTTCATTGTAATCGGTAAATAATAAGCCTAGCCCTTCCTCCTCTCGGTCAATGGAATACTGATCCATTTTTCTTATTAAGGCAAATGCTCCTTTTTCTTCTTTTTTAGCTAAGTCCATAAAATCAGTCTGAATGTTATTAAGTCTATCAATTTCTGCTCTTGATAAAGTAGCCTTTTCGTTAAGCATAGCTTGGTACATGCCAGTGTCTAAAGTGCCTGTGTATCTCGCAACTTCCATAAGATCAAGAATTTGTTTGCCATCAAGTTTTTTCTGAGCTTCTAAAGCAGTTAAAATGGTAAAAACTCTATTATCAATTTCAGTTCTAGCCTTAGCTGCATTTTTTCCTAATCCTGGAGAACTCGCAAAGTTACCATTTTCGTCTAACTCAGTCTCTGGGTGTAATTTTAAAGACCCGCCTCCGGTTTTTGTGTTTGTAACTAAATTAGCATTAATGTATTCATCTAATCTTGATTTGGTATATTCACTAAGCTCATAGTCTGAGTCTTCTAACAATTTAGCTATTTTTTTTACAGGTGCATAAAACTTAGTCGGGTTTTCTATAATACTAGCAATCTCTTGATTTACTTTGTCTTTACTAGCAGCAGCTACTAATCTAGGATCAATCTCATTTTCTCTTTCTTCAATCTTCTTAGTTAACTTATCTATTTGGCGAAGCTGAGCTTCCTTTAAAGGTCCTTCTCTTTCAATATTTTCATAACGTCCTTGTACTTTTTCTAACTCCCTTCTTAACCTTAGCAATTGGTTGTCACTTTTTAATTTATTTTCAATTCTTAATATTTCTTTTTCATCATCACTGACTGCTCGACTTATTGCTGGATTAACTCCTCCGCGAGCGAATCTGTCCGCATCCCCCATAATCCTCTCTTCTATTCTGTCAGAATTTTTTACAGTTTGTTCCAACTCTTGTCGTTCTTTATCAGAAAGATTTAAATCAGGGTCGTTTAACTTATTAATAGCTGCCCTTTTGTCCGCCCTTACTTCTAGTAGTTTATCTCTACGGTTCGTAAGATCAGCGTTCTGCATAGGAATGCCGTATTCATTTTCTAAGGCTGTAATCTCGCTATCGGTTAGTTTAATTAATTCATCTGCTCCGCCCTCAAGTATTTGTTTTGCTCTTGCTTGAGGATTTAAACCAATTTCTTCTAAATATTGAAAAACATCTCCTGTAAATTTACTTGACCCAGTGTACGCTTGGTTATCTAGATCAGGATCGCCAGATTCACCACCATAATTAGTGCCGTTAGGGTCAGTCTGATCCGGTGGTATTTCCCTAGTAGTTACAGCGGGGTTAAGACCTGCAGGATCAGATATATAGCTGTAAGTTGTAGAAAGTCCAAAAGTTGGAGATACTTTTTGCCTAACATTATATTGATAATCTTCAAATATTTTGCCTAATTGGTCTGCGGAAAGCACTAAGTCCCCTTTCTCATCTAAGTCTTCTGGAGATAGTGTTCTAAAACGTACATTAGGCCCAGAGTCAGTGCTTTCTAGCTCCCCCAAATCAAACCTATACACAGTGTCACCTTGTGGATTAACCTCTTCTTCAATGCCAGTTACAAAAGTTGAATTACCAGTTGCATACTGCACAAGTCCCATGCCGTTTACTATGTCTATCATAGACTCTAAGCCAGCTTTATTAACTTTATTGCCAGCCGCTTTCCATATTTCTGGAGAAAAAGCCTGTATTGCAGAGTCCAAACTAATTACGTTAGGTTCAGGTCCAAGGTCTGCAGTTTTTAGATTTCTAAATGCCGCTTGTTGCATATTAGTTAAGTTATCATAGGCACTTTGATAACTTCTCTCAGTAAGTTTTGTAGCAAGGTCAGAAGACCTCTCTACATTACTTAAAGTATTAGCATAGGTTCTTTGGTAAGTGTCAAGTAAAGTAGCCATAACTCTATATCATACTAAATAATTGACTTATAAAACTATACCTTTGAGCTGTTTGTTGTGCTTTTGCTCTGGTATAAGCAGATTCTCTTGCTCCTTGTAAACTAGCAGCTTGTCCTAATTGAGATAAAGTAGATTGGTCTACACCTAACGACAAGCCCACCAACTGTCCCAATAAATTTTGATTAGCGGTACGTTGTTGTAAACGGGCATTATTTAAAGCGTCTGTCTGAGCTAAACTGCCTGTTAATTGGGCACTAGTTCTTCTTGCTCTTCTGGCAGCTCCCGCTTCTCTAATCCCATACCTACTTAAATTCCTTTGATCTATCTCTTGCTGCAGTCTAGAACGTGAGGTTGCATCCTCCGCGGCTTGATCTATTAAATCAGTGCTACCTAATTGTTCTATTAACTGATCTTGGTAGGGTCTAACTACGTCCTCAACAAAACTAGCTCTGTCTTCTGCAATGTCAGCAAATAGTTGTTCAGGATCATTTACTTCCCCTAAAGGTCTATCAGAATTAGGAGTTATACGTCCCCCTTCGGCAAAAGAATCAGCAATGCCGGACATTGTATCTAAATAAGGATTGTTGTAATGGCTAGGCATAATTATCCAAGTTTAGGAGGCGTAGAAATATTCGTTGGGCCAAACCCAAGAAACCTTGTTATTAATTTTCCTTCATTACCTGAGTCTTTTGGACCAGTGTCATATCGCATAAAAGGATTGAAGTTACCAGGATCCATACCCGCATCTTTAACAGCATTAAAACTAGCAAGATTACCAGTAGCTGCTTTTACACCCGCTAAAAGGACTTTAGACTTTGCGTCAAACCTAGCCTTTCTAACTAGTAAATCAGACTGTGCATCCTGCAACCCAGTTGAAGTTTCGCCTTTTGCTGCTGCAGATAAAGCACCTGCAGCTAGTCTTTGGTTGCCAGCACCAGTGTTTAAAGCAGCAAACTCTTCTTTTCTTTTTGCGTCTAAAGCGGCAGTATTTGCGTCCACTAAAGCACTAACGGAACCTAAAGTTTTGTTAGCAGAGGCTTGAAAATCTTGACTTATATTATAATCTAATTGATTGTTAAGGGCTTGTTGTGTATTTGCATTTGCAAATCCTCTAACTGTTTCTTCCATTTGAAATTCAGAAGCGTCCTCTATTTGTTGTTTTATCAACGGTTGTAACTTGGTAGTAAAATACTCATTACTACGCTTAGCTATAGCTGCATTCATTTTTTCTACGGGTCCTGCTTCGTAATCTGCAGGATTCGGTCTTTGACTTCTTCCACCCATACTACACCTCTCTCATATATACTCGTTCAGTTAAACTCCAACCATTTGCTAAAGCATATGGTTCCATTTCTGGCACTACTGATTGAGCTTTTATATATTCACAACCAGCCGCCTTTGCAATTTGATTAAGCCATTCTACATGCTTCTTCCAGTTATGTTTACCCGTTTCATGCACGTGCGCTATCCAAATTAACAAACTTCGTGTTTTTGAAAAAGGTTCAACATCAATAGATAACACCATAAACCCCCTTGAAGAAACATAAAGTTGGGCTCTATCATTTACACATTCGCTATAGATATCTTCTGGTACTACTTTACAAAAAGGTATCTCACGGAGTATAAAACTTATAGGCCCTCTAATGTCCTCCCAAACTGTTCTAATATCAGTCAATTGGGGTTCTTTAAAGTACATCTAGTAGTCTACCTCTCTTCCATATCTGCCATATCTTTTCCTTGGCGATAGTCCTGCGCTTTTGTATTTTACTGTTCTTTTAACACCAATATTTCCTCCTCTGCCTCTTAACTCAGCATCAGATACCTCAGCTTGGAACAAATTAAAATAATCAGCAGCAGCTATTGGATCAGTCCACTGCTTTGCAGGAATTCTTAATAATCTATAAATGGTACCGTAAATAATACCGTCTCTATAAGTATTACTAAACTCAGTGTCAATGTTGTTAGTAGTCCTAGTAGGTTTTAAAGCAACATTTAATAACAATTCTTTATTTGTATTAGGCACAGGAACTAACCAAAAACTACTTGCAGTTTTTTGCAGGTATACAGTAGGAGTGCCTGTCTTATCCCTCCAGTCAGGATAATTCAGTTCTAAACTTCTTGGACTGATTGGATCTAAATCATTACCATCATAAGTCGCCCATAAAATTTGATGTACTTCTGTGCCACTAGGCTGATCAAATTCATACTCATACTCTCCTGATATAGTTGTAATAGGGTCTAGGTCAAATGTAAACGCCTTACTTTTTTCACACAGTTCGATAGCTGCCGAACGTATATTAGTTTGAATTAAACTATCAGGACACCCCGGTGCATACGGTAATACTTCTTTTACTAACGATTCAAAACTAGCCACTAGCTACCCCCGCTTTAGGTTCATTAATATCTCCAGCTTGTTGTCCTACTCCTAAACTCTGTGCAAACAACTGATAATACGATCCTGCTGTTGCTAAATTAGAAGCATATTCTGATTCTTTTAAAAAGGCTCTGTATAAAACAAAGTTAATTAATGCGTTTGCAAAAATATCGTCTACTTGAATTACATCTGTACCCGCACTTAAATTAGTTGGATTCTTAGAGTACACGACTTCTACATATGCACTGCCAGAAACTCCAGGGTAAACATAAAATTTACGTGGATCTCTCACGTCAAACATATAGTGTTTTACTTGTGTACCATGAGCCGCATCTCCTGTTACTGTAGGATCATGCCAACTAGGCTCGAAAGTATTTATAGCATCAAAATCAACAAGCCTTATAGTTCTAGCACCAGTTGCATCAGTGCCTGTTCCAGACATGTTTCTTACAACTTTAATTAAACGTAACCCGTCAGTTGGGATAGATTGTTCAGTTCCCGCGGATAAAGAT